CTTTTTTCTTTGTCGCCTCCCTTGCGTCTTCTCTCGCTTTCTCGGCAGCCTCTTTATTTTTATGCGCTACCTCTCTATTGTGAGCCGTTTGAGATTGTCTAATTTCTACCTGGTGACGATTTTGAATGTCTCTTCGTTCGTCAAAGGCTTTTTGAACATTTTTATTTTGTTTATTATATTCCTCAATTGATTTGTTTGTGGTTTCCTGTTGTTTTTTTATTATCTCCTCGTCCGCATCCGCAGCCTTTAAAGATGCTAAATAGTTTTTGTTTTTTTCGTAAGTATTAAAAGCGACAGCTCGAGCCGATTTTTCGTAAGCGATTTTTTCGTCAATCAATTTTAACTCTAAAGCTCTAATAGACGCAGCGCTCGCTCCGGATGCTTTCGCCATTGCCAACTCGTGACTTTGTTTTTTCTGTAATTCAGTTGAGTTTTTTTCTAAACTTTTTGACTGGTTGTCAATAGCTTTTTTATTAGCGTTTACGGCAGCCGTATTTTTAGCCGCTGCGTCAGAGGTTGACTTAAAATAACTAACTAATGCGACACCGGCAGCAATTAAAGCGACAACTCCGGCCACAATCAAACCAATTGGATTGGCAGCCATTGCCGCATTCCATAACCATTGTCCGGCAGTAACTAATTTTTGAACTATTGTATAACTTTTTGCAACGGCTGCCAATTGTTTAAACGAGTCAACGCTCTCTCCGATTTGTTGTAAACCTTGAGACAAGGCCATTGCACTTTGAACTTTTAAAAGCGTTTGCTCTACTTCTTTGGATTGAGTTCCAAATAAAGCCATACCTCCTTGAACGGCAGCGAAACCTCCAGCAACTCCAGCCAAAGACGAGCTTAATGCTTTGAATTTAGCGTCCGGATTAAAGGCATCCGTTAAGGCTTTTGCATCTCCGATCCTATCTTTTAATTCGGCGGCTCTTTTTGCTGCCTCTGTTGCCTCTTTTGAAGTAACTCCGAATTTATCCGATAACGTCGCAACTTCAGCTTGAGCTTGTCTTAATTGTGAGCGTAAACTCCCAACAACCTCGTCCGCGTTGCCTTGTATGTTTATATCAATTATTTTTTCAATCGCCATTTTAATAAGTCTTTAAATTGTTGTAAATAGTTTTTTTTAAGTTCATATTTTCCTTTGGCGCTTGCTATAATTTCATTGTGTTCGTATTGCTCGGCATGCTGGAGCATTTGTAAAATATTATTTATCATAATTCGTTTAAGAGTTCCATGTCACTCTCTCCGTTTGTTAAGTTAGTAGTTATTTTATTTATTCTAAATAGACGATCTCCAATTTTAAACCTATCATTTAATTCAAAATTTAACAATACGCTCAATGGTAAAATTGCCTTAATTTTTGTAAGTCTATTTTTAGGATTAAAAACTTGCAAAATGTAATCCTGATAATATTTTAAAAATAAAGTGTCCGTAAAATTATTAGTAAAAGTCCACTCGTTAAGCTCGGCTTTAAAATTAATATTTGAAGTACTTACACCAGGATTAAAACTTACTGAATTTGACGGAGCAATATAAGACGTGATATTTTCGTGAGTTGAAGTCGATGGCCTAAATGACATATTTGTAACTCCGGTTACTAATATCGGATAAAATAATAGTGGCTTTCCTAAGGCAGCCTCATAATTTCCAGTCGCGGAGTTGAAGTTGTCGTTTGCTGAATATCCCCACTGAATATCCGTTAAAGTTGTCGGCGGTTTTAAATCAAAAAGTCTCTCATATTTAAAATGAGAAAACGGGAGAGTTACTTTATAAATTCCGCCCTCAATTTCCGGCAACTCGTTATAAATTTCCTTTGCCCAATCGTAGTTAAATTGCTGAGAATGTTTTAACGCTAAAAGTGTTTTTGTGTCTTCATATCCAAACTCGATTTGCTTAAACGGCAAAGCTACATTAACGCTATTGCTATCGACTTTTATATATTGAGTAATATCGTAAACGTTCGCAGTAGCATAAAAATCATTTAAAGTTTTAACAACGACAATCCCGTTTTCAAAGTAAGCCGTCAAATTAAACATTTGAAAAATACCTCTTAAAAAATCCAATACTTTTATCTCTGGAATTTGCTGAGATATATTAAAAATAAATGCGTTATTTGTGTTGAACATTCCAGCGCTAAAATTATCGCTAAAACTACCACCACCAACAATATAATTAAAAGCTAAGTCAATGCTGTTAATTGTGATTGCACTTTGGCATTGAATAAAAAATGTATAACTCCCTGGATCAAAATTAACAGGGAAAAAAATTAATTGATTTCCAGTTAATTCGTCACTTTGATAAAATAAAGCTCCGTTTTTTAAAACGCTAAATTTATAAGGAGTTGTTGATCCTGTTTGAATATTTGCGCTACTAAATAATCCGTTATAAGTTTGATAAACTTCTAATGTATTTGAATTTACAAAAGAGCCGTAACTTGGAAACCCAATATTGACAAAATTGTTTATTAATTCCGGCGGTAAAATCCCACCCTCAGCTCCTTGCACCGCTCCTTTACTTCTATGCAACCACATAAATAAATTATAATAGTCTAAATTTGAACTATTAAAAAAGTCGTCGCTAAAAGTCAATCCGTAATGCGCTCCAATTTCTTGGATTATTGCGTCAACTCTTATCGCATATTTTAAATCACTCCATAAAAGGCCGTGTTCGTGAGTTCCTCCACTTTGAAAATATAAATTTCTAGGATCTTCGGTATGCGGCGAGCTACTATCGTAATAATATCTATTTGTGTGCGATATAAATGGAGCAACTACGTCGGTTGTATTTGGATTTGCTTGTAATTTTGTCTTTACATTTGTACTATTATAAGGCAAATTATAGCTTGACAAGTCCAAAGCGTTCAATTTATCCTCTCCGATAACGTCTTTTAGATTGACCGTGTCGCCGTAATACGTTATTTTATAAGCATAAGGTTGATTGTTTTTCATTTCAACCCCCTCAAGTTTGACCTTTCCGGTATTAAATCGGTTGGAGTCAATCTCAATATAGCCGTTTATTTTAATTCTCGCATCAAATCCTCCGTCAATATCGTAGTTGTAATAGTGTTTAAATAGTCTGTTATTCTCATCCGTTGCCGGGATTGTAAATGTCTTAGTAAAATTCGTAAAAATTAAACTTATATCTTTGACGTCCTGGATTACTTGAGTAATTGAGATAGTCTCATCGTTAAATAAATCGATACGCTCGTAAACGTTTCCATTTCCATTAAAGCCACCCAAAGAAATTAAATTATTATATAAGCAATTACTCGCTTCAAAAGTTCCTCCGTCGGATTGAACTCGATTAACAAATGAGTCAATAGATGAGAATGTTATATCAGTAATTTTGTTAGTCTCTAAAAATAAAGCTAAATTTAAAATCATATCACGTCATTAATTAAATTGAAATTATAATCAAATTCCAAAGTATAATTTATCATTCTATTTTTCAATTTTGTTTTTAACTCAGAGCTTTGAGTTTTTAAATTGACCGGTTTTTTATCTAATAAAATTGTCTCGCTTAAAAGTAAGTCAGTAATTAATTCGCTGTAATTTTCGTCAACCCAACCAGTGTTTAAAGTTACGCTTTGAGTTCCTGAGAAATTAAAAGATTTGCTTTGTCCTGTTAATGGATTATAGTCAACCTCTTTTGGCATCAATTTATAATCGTTGCTTTTGGCTGTTACGCTATTGGTTTGAGCTTTGTAAAATGTTAATGTCTGCCATCCTCCGGATCTATTTATAAAATCGCAAAGTACCGGCGTATATTTAGGCTCACAAATTGGATAAGTGTAAAAATTCCCAATGTCTTGAGGACGGCCAATTACTGGATCAAAAATTATTGATACTTCGCAACCATTTATATATTGATTGTACGATTTTGCTAAGGTTATTGGAATTTTAAATAAATAAATTCCTGTCAAAGAAGTATAACTAAAATCTTGAGAGTAAATTGTTCCGTCAATTCTATTGTAAGCAATTTCTAAAACGTCGCCTGGATCATTAAACTCAACTAATATATTTAAATATTGTGTAAATATGTTTGGATAAGTGGCTCTTTTTTCGTAAGTGTTTTTTATTTCTGGATTGAATAATAAAGTTACTACACTCTCCTCCGGAACTTGTATTCCGTCCATATAATTAGTGAAACCATTAACACCAACATATAAGATATTATCTAATAAAGTAAAAGTCCCTGAGTTGTTCCAATATCTTTTAACTCTAAAATAGGCCCAATTTTCGTTTGTGTCTTGAACAACTATACTCGGATAAATCGGTGCAATGTTGTCGATATATTCCTTTACAAAATTTGAAACGTTGTAACTCGTTTTTCTTTGGTTTGTTGTTGGAATTGGTTTGCTCAATGTATATGTCGGAGTCGTTGGCTCAGTATCTCCACTATTCCAAATGAAAATCTCAATCTTAGATCCTAACTGAGTAGGCTCGTTGATTTCAATTATAAATGGACTTCTTACTTTTACTACTTTCATTTATTTAATTTCTTTTAATGTAAAATTTAAAAACGACTCCAAATCCAAGCCGTATTTTTCGGCTATATTGTTGTCAAAATTTTGGAACTCCATATCAAACGCACTCCTAAAAAATTTCGTTTCGTAAGTTCCTGTTCTATTTATCGAGTTCGTTATTGCTGTAACCATCATTTTACGATTTGTAAATTCTCCTCCAGCTCCTCGCACTCCTTGAATGCCTTTGCGAATTACCCACTTATCAATCGCACCTCTCGAAGCGTTGGCTTTATATGGAGAGTTGGGAGCTTTTGCACTTGACTCGCTCCCCTTTGTTCCATAATCTAATTGCGCCCAGTAATCCTCTGCATAAAAATCAAACTCAATAGAGTTTTTATTCTCTTTTGTTTTGTAATCTAACGACTTTGATAATTGGCCGGATGCGTTATGAGTTCCATAACGGCCACCGGTTTTTAAATTCATTCTCGCTCTCTCTACAACCGACTTTCCAAACTCGTCGAGCGCTTGCTGTACGTTTTTAATCTCCATTACAACAAACAACAAATTCGTTATTCGGAACGCTTATCTCAATATCACATTTCCAACCATCCAAAGCATTCGTAAAAGCTAAAAGGATTGGCTGTAAAGTTGGATCGTTTTGTAATTCAATATTATTCTCGTCTCTTTGCAATCTCATTTTAGTAATCATATAATTGAGTATCGCGTGACAAGTGTTAAGGTTGTCAAGTTCGTTGTCGTTACCTAGAAATTTATCGGTTACATTTATTTTTGACATATTGCGAATATCTACAACAGCCACCTCAAAAGTAAAATTGACAACTCCGTTATTAATTGAAGAGCTGAGTATATTAATATGAGCAAGCGGAAATATATTTTTTTTAACATTGTCGATTATGTCTGTGCCGTGAGTAATTGTATTTAAAAGAGGCGCGCTCTCCAGCGTGCTTTTAATATATTCAATGGCCTGATAAAATGCTCTCATTTTTTAAAGTGATTTTTAATTTGTTTTGCCTCTTCTTTGCTTTCGTCGATTAAATAAGATAATAGCGTGAGTGACTCGTGAAGAGGCTCTCCTCCAACTTCTCTAGGCTTGACGCCAAGCTCTCGCGATAATCTAACAAATGATTGAAACCAACCCCAGCGCTCGTTGAAACCTCCTCGAGAGATTTCCCCTCCCTCATCGCCTTGCTCTCCAAATGCAATAGGATATTGCTCAATAATTCCTTGCTTAAACTCCAAAAAAAAAGTATTGATCCGGTAACTACGTCCATCCTAACATCCTTAAATAATTCGGCTTTGGTTTCGTCTCCGTCGTAGTCTTCAATTTGATAAAATGGATAAATCTTTTTTGTGATTGGTCTGTATAAAACCGACATTAATAAACTTAAATTCTCATCGCTACCGAGTAACGAGTCAATCGTTGCGTGTTCTCCGATTGTCATTTTATCTAAGTTCGGAATAAATCCGTACTCAATGCCGTCCATCTTAAAAGTCTTAACTCGTTCCGGTTTCTGGTCCAATACCTTAGCCAATTGCTCTACGATTTCAGTGAAAGCGTTAACTGGTATTTTCATAACATCGGCCACGCTCAAATTACAAAATATTGCAACCATTTGAATGCAAACAAATGTCTCATCGTCCTGGTTTTCTTTTAATACTTTTAAATATCTCAAATACTGAGACAATTTAATGTCCTTTAAATCCGTTGGAATTATAACTCTCATATATATATAACTAAAAAATGTTGTTTTGTTTATTAATTTTATGTAATAATTAAGCGTCTCGACTTATTTATTGCGAGGCTCATCATTGCGAAGTATCTCAATGCGTCTATTGCGTGGTTAAATTCGTCGATTGGTCTGTTTAATTTCTTACCGGTTTTGTCTACGTCCCAACTATAATTTCGTAGCTCCTTAATTAAATTTGTGCTTGACTTAGTAACTAGGATTTCCTTTTGTTGTAGGACCGATATTCCGTAATTGATTGAGTCTGCACCCTTGACAACTGGTTTAATATTGTAACCGGCTCGTCTTATCTCCTCGATTGACTTCGGCTCTGCTGAGTCGGCCCAAATTGGAGCGGTCCGTTCCTGTTTCATTAATCGAATAATATCGGAGTTTAATAGGGAGGTTGAGTAAATCATTTCGTCAACAATTATTTTACCATTGTAATCGTAGACTCCAATGTGAGCGGTTGGATCGTTGCTATATCCAAAGTCAAGGCCACTCCCTAAGAATTTAGCCTCTGGCGGTATTGTATCGATTTGCTCCCAATTTTGAAATATCACTCCCTCAAGTGAGCCAAGTTGTCCGAGTCCGTAAACGTTCCACCAGTTCGCCCAATATGTTGAGGTGCTTGCTTTGTCTTTTGCTTTCTCAATCTCTCGAACGATTGCCGGATCGAGTGCCTCGTTGTCTTTATATGTTAATATTACAAAGTCGCTATCTGCATCGTTTAATAGTTCCGTTTGCACCCAAAATTCATTTGTTGGATTGTAGTCTAAATAGATAAATTTTTTAGTACGGACGGCTAGTTGCTGGTAACTTTCAAAGTCGATATTATTGCACTCGTTAACAAATAAAATATCTCTCCTCGCTCCTCTTAATTTGTCCGGTTGGTCCACGCTAAAAAATTCAATATATGAATTATTCGAGAATGTATATTTTAAGGATGAGCGGTTAAAATTGGCATCCCTATAATTGTCAGTTAAGAGCATTATCTTTTGAAAGTCTTTTAAAGCTCCTCTTTTTAAATGAGGGATTGACTCACTAACAATACTTATCTCTGAAAAAGGATTTTGTATTGCGTAAGTAATTAGAAGCGGTAAAATAGAAAACGTTTTGGAACTACTAGTTCCGCCTTGAACAATCCGAACACGTTTTCTTAGTTTTGCAATTTTACTCTGAGCTGTCGTTTTCTGGAACATCCAATTCGAGTGAATTAAAAATCGGTTTCTCTATATTTAAATTCATTTCCGTTTCTACTTTTTTAGGCACGAAATATTGAGCATATTTTGCGAACAACTCCAAATATTTATATGGATCTTTATCTAAAACGTCGGCAAAGGCTTGGTGAATATTTGGCACTTGAGCTTCTAAGGTTTGAACAAATAAAGCTCGAGCCTCAGAAACTAATTTAGTCTCAGCGCCTTTTGGTTTCAATCCTCCGTGACCTTTTTTAAGTCTTCCGTTTTCGTCTCTACTACTTTCCATATCTGACAATAATTTATTGTATTTGATATTTTCCTAAAATAACCTCGTTGTTGGTTAAAAACTCCGACGTTAGCAATTTAAATCCGTTGTGAGACTTCTTTTTTATTAATTTATATAAGTTGCTCGGCATCCAAATTTCGTTTGCTGAGAGGTCTGCTGGTGCGTTTTCGATAATAGCATCTAAAAAAAGATAAAATTCGTCTTGTTGTTGTTTTTTAGTTGCTTTCATAAGAGAATAATTTGTGTAAATCCTTTATAATCGTTTCGTGTACTTTCGAACAAGTCGGACAATTTGAATTGTCAAGTCCGAAATAGTGTAAATATAAACCATTTAAATAAGTTACATCCTCAAAATTTAACTCAGTTCGCTTTCCGTCAACTACTCTTTGACCTTTAACGTCTAAAAATATCCTAAAATGTTCCTTATCTGTTGGAGTCATTTCCGATTTTACCTTTTTAAAGTTAAAAAGTCGGTTTAATTTGAATTGTCTGTCCTTACAATCTAAGCAAGGCTCAATCCCAACGGCTGAGGTTACTGCTGCGACAACATCGCCAAGCCCTTGAATTTCTTTTTTAGTCTTTCTTTTTGCCATTTAATTTTGTTTTTACCATTTTATTAATTCGATGGATAGTTTGAATATGAATTCCGGTCTGTCTGGATAGTTCTCGCTGTCCTATTAAGGTCGATTGTTCAAACATTGTCCTTTCGTACCAGGTTAAATCTTTTGAAAGCTCTTCGTAATCAATCCCCTCGTTATATTCCTCGTCTTCAACTTCAAAATTACTAAAATCGTCGATTAAGATATCGTTATTTTTTAGAGAGTCGTAAAATAAAGACCTCAAAGTTACAAAAATATATCCGTCCGTTACTGAAATTGTTCTCTCGCTTAGTTTGATATACATATTTTGCACCAACTCATCCGCTACGTCTTTGCTTTTGCAAATTTGCAAAGCCATTTTTCTCCATTGAGCGTCCTTTTTAGCGAGTTCGTGTATTATCAAAGCCTCATCGGATTAAAATATTCACTTAAAAAATGTAAAACCTTAGATTCGTTTTCGATATAATAGGCATTTCCTTTAACTACTAAAACGATTTCCTCTGGTGACTCAACCCAAAAAGCGTCAATACTATCGACGTTAACACAAAAATCAACAAAGGTCCCACTAAGTCCGAGATTGTCGTTTTCTTGTTCAATCCACATTTGAGTTAATATCGTGTAAGGTTTTATCATTTCACAAATATAGTAATTATATTATATATAACTCTAAAAAGTTATTTTGTAACAAATTTAGAATAATTTTGTTTGATTTGTGTGGTTTTTAATACGTTCCATTGCCTTATTAAAATATTCCTTGTCAAGCTCGCAAGCTGTTAAGTCAAACCCGTAATCGTGGCAAGCGATAGCGATTGAGCCTGATCCTAAATGCGTGTCGAGTATTTTATCTCCGGTCTTTGCGTATTTATCAATTAACCATTTGTATAATTGTGGTGGTTTTTGTGTTGGATGAAACTTCTCACTTTTGTTTAAATAAGCAGAATATCTAAATATTTTGTTAGCACCAGAAAATGAAGTCCAAGCATACTCACAATCTGAAAAAGACAATCCTTCAGGTATTTCTTTATCCCAAATAATAAACTTATTACAAATTCCTAAATTAAAATAATTTCCACCCCATATAATTTGATTTTTGCTTACTCTAAATAATTCATTAAAATATTCATCTGAAGGTATTGCATTATCCCAATCTTTTGGTTTCCATTTTCTGTTTTTAGCTTTTGATGCTTTTGGTGTATTACCTATCCCCATATTCATATTAGCTAAATCAATTCCGTAAGGTGGATCTACAATAGCTAAATCAAAGTACTTATCAGGGTACATTTTCATTAGCTCCATATTATCTTCGTTAGTAATAGTTAACATTTTTGTTTACTTTTAAATTCAACATTCCAATCACTCCAAACACAAACCAAACAGCCGTATTTTTTAAGCTCTGAGAGCCTCAATTCCTGTAATGGACTCAATATACCATTTTTTTTTTTTACTTCAATAAAAGTCGCCTGGCCGTCTTTAATAGCCAATAAGTCAGGAATGCCATTTGTTGAGGTCTTAATTAGTTTGGTTACAAAATACCCTTGCGCCTGAAGTTTCTTTTTAATCTTAGTTTGGATTTGTTGCTCTGTCATTATCCAAATATTAAAAAAATAATAGATGCGATTATACTTACAACTGAGATCCAAGCAAGCATCTCGATAATAATTTCGTCTTTATTGTTCATGTCGGTTTCTGTATATAATTAGTAATTCCTGTAATGTTAAATTTTTCCCTTTGTAATCCCAAAGGTATATTGACGTAAAATCGCACTCCAATCGCAACCAGGTGACAAATTGAATGATCTCGATTAAGTCGTCGTCCTTTGGATTATATTTTTGCCCTTTCATAGTTTCTTTACAAAATTATCGTTATAATCAAACTCCAGTTGAAAATACTCTCCATTGTCTAAATATTTAAAAGTATAAATCCAGTGATAACAAAAAGTTTTCTTTTGGTTGTTCCATCTCTTTGGCATCTGTAAATTTTTACCTGTTCCAATCATTTGAAATTCGCGTCCAATAGTTCCGACTTGAGGCAATAAATGAATTGCAATTTTTTGATTTTTTACAATTAGATATTCCATATCATAAATTTTTAAGCGCCCACTCGGCATATTTAATAATCTTTTGAAAGTCCTCTTTGTCCTGGTCCTTTTTTCTCCAGCAATATTTGTCAATA